ACGCGCTGCGGCGGGAAGCAGCCGCGTCGACGCTCTGGTCCTGTCCGACGAAGAGAGGGCAAAGATGCCCTTCACGAAGGACAAGTACCTCGTGAGGGACAACCCGCACCTGGTGCAGTGGGAGCGCGAGACCCGCAAGTTCCTCCGGAAGCTGTCGCCCGACCACGGCCACCGTGTTGCCGCCGTGATGATCTACGAGTGGGCCACCGGCATCAAGGTCGCTGACCTGATGGCCGAGGGTGGCTCTGCCCAGGCCGACCTCCGCAAGATCAACCAGGTGTTGCGCTTCTACTTCGACAAGCCGTACATGACCTACATCATGGGCCGGAAGGTGCCAAACTGCTACCGGGTGCGGCCGGGCTACCGGATCCGCCGGCACAGGCCGATGACGCTGACGTTGTACGCCGAGTACTGCGAAGGTTCGCTGTACCCGTGAGCTCCGGAAAAAATTTTCAGCCAGCCACCCGTCGCTACGCGAGTGGCAAGACCTACACACCCCTGGCCCCCCACGAGCGGAAGATCGGCGTCAACCGCCCGGATGATCCGCGCGCGGTGCGCTTCCACACCCGCTGGTTCCTGCCGCTCGAGCTGCTGCCGGACCGTCGCCGCTACATGCCGGAGACCAGGCCGGACTCGGACGCCTATGAGCACATGGAGCGCACCGCGCTGTGCATGTGCGAGGTGTGCCGTCGGCCGGCCGCTGAGCGGTGGCGGAGGAAGTGGCTCAGGGACCAGGGCTAGAGACGCATCGTCTTCTCGACGCGCTCGGCCTGCACGGAGTCCTCGAGCGAGCCACCCTCGATCCGGTTGAAGATCATGGTGATCGAGTCGAGGTCCTTGGCCATGATGGCTTGGAGGATCAGCGTGGCCGCGGTGACATCGAGGACGTCAGGGCTCGACTGCCAGATCATCTGCACGGTGCCGAACCTCTGGTTCCACAGCCAGTTGATCCGGGTGTCCAGACTGGCGCGGTGTGCAGCCGGGATCGTCTTGCGGAACTTCCTCGTAACGAGGACCAGGTCGGCGCTCACGGGAACGCCGGTGTGTGCTTGAAGGACTCGACGACGACGAGGCCGATGGGAACGAGCAAGAGCGTCAGCACCAGGCCGATGGACACCCCGGTCCAGAAGCGCATGTAGAGGTCTCTCATCCGATCGCCTTTCCGGTCAGGTCGATGAACTCGATGGTCGAGTCCTGCTGGGCCAACGGCTTGGTCCCGGGCCGGCGCTTGCCGACCAGGCGCTCGAGCAGCATCTTCCGCGCCTTGTTCGCCCGTGCCAGAGATCCGCGCTGTGCCGTGTCCGGCTGGTTGGCGATCTCGAACAGCGTCCGAGCGATGAGCTCGTGGACGGGGACCTGGATGATCTCGTCCGTCATCAGTTGTGGGTTGTCCGCAGCGTGCTGCAGGGCCTCCCTGATCGTCACGTCAGCCATCTGTGCCACCCTCCCACCAGCGCGGGGCCTGCAGGCGGGCCAGGGCTGACTCCTGGCGGCTCTCTGAGGCGTCCACGGTCAGTGCGGGGAGTTGCCCCGCGGCGCCGCTGGCAGGCGCTGAGGGGCTCTGAGCGCCGTCGGTGACCCGCCACGGGTACTGACAGTGAAGGCAGATGTGGAGGATTGCGTCGGAGTACTCCTTCGATGCGATCTCCTTGCCCTTGCATCGGGGGCACTTGAGCGCCTTCTTCCGGGCCTCACGTTCGAGCTTGCTCTTCTTGCGTCCCATCAGAGTGGCTCCTTCACTCGGCCACACGCCTTCACCAGGAAGGTGTCGGTCCACGTGTCGTCGTCTTCGTGCTTCCAGTCCTGCGCGGTAATCGAGATCTGCAGGACCTCCAGTCCTTCGAGCTTCTCCATGATGAACGACCAGGCGTTGGTCAGCTCGGTGACCCGCGTGGAGTACTCGATGTCGGTGGCTCCGAGCTTCATCGTCTCCACACCCCTGCGTAGTCCTGCACGTAGTCGGCCGATGCGTTCTGCTGCCCGCCGGGCTGCTCGAAGAACTGGCCGCCGAAGAAGTCAAGCTCCTTGGTCGCCTGCACCAGATAGCGGTAGGCGTCCATGAGGTGGCTGTAGCGGTCATGGAGCGGCTTGTTGGTCCACTCCTGCCGCTTGTTGTCGAAGGCGTACTTGTAGTTCTCGAAGCACTCCATCAGGAGCTGGCAGTTCTCCTCGTTGATGATCGTGTTGTACAGCGCGAGGCGTGCTTGCTGGATGTCGGTGATGAGGTCGTAGTCTCCCTGGCGGCTGCCGGGGATCTTGTACACCTTGTTCGACTTGGCCAGCACGGAGATGTTGGGAAACTTCAGCCGCATCATGTCGGCCGGCGTGGTGTTCACGGCCTTCTCGTGGTGCTCGGCGTCCCACGGCAGGATCATCTGGGCGATCTGGGAGAAGTAGTGCTTCTCGCGCAGCACGTCGACGTACTCCGGCACCGCCTTGCCGTGGCCCTCACCGCAGTCGTAGATGAAGATGCGGCCGTTGATGTACTGGAAGACGATCCACGACGTGGCGTCGGAGTGCATCCCGGAGGCGCCGATGTCGAAGACCACGTACACCGGGTGGCCGGTGTTGAGGTTGAAGCGCTGGGCGCGGCCCTCGGTGATCAGCTTCATGTACGCCTCGCCGTACACGGCAGCAGCGTCCATCTCCTCGAAGGAGCAGAAGTACTCCTGCTCGAACATGCGGTCGTTGCCGAAGCGCTTGAGGTAGGCGTCACGTGTCAGCTCGAGCTGTTCGGCGGTACGGACCGGCGGTAGCCCGTTCTTCGCCATGATCGCGTTCAGGTCGTCGATCGTCCGCAGGATGATCTGCGCCTGGGGGTTGTCCTTCATCGACTCCATCAGCTGCCACAGCGGGTTCTTCCGCTTGCCACGTGGAGTCGACACGGCCATCAGCCGCTTCTGCTCGTGTTCATTGTCGAGAATGGGGATGAGCCGGGGGATCGGGTCCTCCCGGTGGAACAGCGCGAGCTCGGTGATCGTGTAGTCCTGGAAGGCAGAGCCCACACCGGAGGTGTCGGCGCCGGACTGGAAGTAGCCCTGGAGCTTGAGTCGGGATCCGTTCTTGAACCGGCCCTCCATCGCGGTGTCGCGCCAGTCGACGAGGTCCTCGGGCACGTTGTCCTGCAGGCCCTTGATGAACTGCTGCGACGCCAGGTCGTAGTAGGTCTTCTGCCACAGGATGTCTCGGATGGTGGGGTTGTTCAGGGAGATGTAGACGCCGGTCGTCTTCCCCGTCTTCAGCCTTGCGTCGCACTGCTCCATCGAGGCGGCGACGTCCTTGCGATGCCGTACCGCTTGGTCCTCCACATGTGGTGGAGTTCCTCCTGGTACGGCCTCGGCCGGTAGTAGACGGGGAAGACTCGACTCACAGCATGGCCCTCACTGCGGCGTCCTTCGCCTCGAGCAGCTTGCGCAGTGCGACGGTCCCCTCACGGGGATCCTTCAGCGTGTGCGCGAGCAGATGGGCGAGCTCGCAGAACGGCCGGCTCACCTCCTGCAGGTGTGCAGGCAGGTGTTCGTAGGCGAAGAAACGCAGCAGGTCGTTCATCAGTCGGGCGGTCCTGCTACGCCAGCCAGGGTTCGGTACTTGCCCGCGATCGAGGCGTTGCGCTGCTGCTGCCACGGCACGTCTACAAGGAACTTGAGTGGGCCCCCCTCGTTGCCGAGGAAGAACGGCTCATCCGGGTCTTCCACGCCGGTGAGCTTTCGATACTGGCCGGCCACCAACTGCACGTGGTTGTAGTTCTCGTAGAAGATGTCGAGATCTTGGGGGATCACGAGCTGCCGCCCGACTTCTTGGCTGCCGTCTTCTTGGCCGGCTTCGACTTCTCGTCGGAGTCGTCGCCGTCTCCGGCCACGACCTCTTCACCGTGGGAGCTGACGCCCTCGGTCTCGTCGGCGCTGAACTCGCCCTGGGCGTCACCGTTGAAGCTGTTCGGCTCGGGTGCCGTCAGCTTCGCGGCGTCGGTCCCGGCCTTGCGCTCGGTGCCAGGGGGCTGGGTCTCTCCGCCAGTGACGGGGAGCTCGGTGGCGGGCGTGGTGTCTTCGGTGTTGCTGTCGTTCTCAGACATGTGGTTCTCGCTTTCAGCGACGGACCGCGCCGACGAGCAGCACGATCAGGATGAGGAGGAGCAGGACATTGGTTACCAGGTTGGTTTCCATGCCTTGATCCTCCCACTCAGATCTGCAAGTTGGGCAGACCGATGGTCCCAAAGAGTGTCGAGAAGTCCTCGGCCTCCTTGCCGCTGCCGCCAGCCTTCGACGGGATCCCCGCCTGCGGGCCATCGGCCGGCGGCCGGGTGACCTTCGCTCCGGCCTGAACAGGAGGAGCGGGGGCAGCGGTTGCTGCCGGGATTTTCGCCCGCTCCTCCTGAATCTGGGCGCGCAACTGCTCGATGATCGGCTGCACGGGGATGGCGTAGCCCTGGAGCTTGCCCTCCACTCGAGTCTCGTACGGCTCTACCATCTTGGTGAAGCGCGTGGCGAGCTCCTTGTCGAAGCCCTTGGTCCCGGGCAGCAGGTCGGTGTTCTTCTGGAACAGCTCGATGCTCGCGGTCAGGGTGTTGAGGCTGCCGGAGTTCTCCTCCATCGCCCGCCCTGCCCGGTCGCGGATCTCCTCGACGAGGAGGCCCTTCACCGCTTCCTGCCACTCGCGCGCGTCCTCGGTGGACGAGATCGTCTCCGTCCCGTCCTTGCCGAGCGCGGGCACCTGGGCGCCGACCAGCATCCGGGGGTGCTTCTCGATCGCCTCGAAGTACTTCTCGAAGTCACCTCGGGCTTCCTCGAGTGCCTTCTCCTGGTACTGCTTGGCGACACCCTCCTCGAGCTTGGTGTTCAGCTCAGCGAGTTGGGGGAGGACTGCAGAGGCTTCGACGGTCCAGCCAGCAGGGAGCCCAGCTGCTCCTCCGCCGACGGCAGCGGCGGTTCCGCCGGATCCGGCATCCGCGGCAGCAGCTCCTCCACCGGCCGCGGCTGCGGCACCGGTGGCGGCTGGATCGGCGGGTGCTCCAAGCGTCCCTTCGCCTGCCGTAGGGACAGGTGCCGCACCTCCGCCGGCAGGAGCTCCAGCCGCAGCATCTCCACCTTGACCTGCTGCTGCTGCGTCTCCGTCAGCAGCAGGCGCCACCGCGCTTCCGCCCGCGCCAGTTTCCGTTCCCGGCTCGCTCTCGACCAGGAGGTCCATGAGAGACGAGAACGCTGCATCAGCTTGAGGAGGAAGCTCGACTGCTTCACCCTGCTGCTCACTCACTTCTCAACCCCTGCATAGGAGTCGTTGGTCTCCGTGAGCAGCTCGGCCAGGGCGGCCGAGTCGTCCTCGTCGAAGACGAACTGGATGGCCTCGAGGTGGCCGAGGAGACCGTTGGGCCCGAAGAAGATCTTGTGGGCCTCTGACAACGCGGCGATGTACAGCGCGGCGTCCGGGTCCTCGAAGTCCCACTCGAGCTCGCTGACCAGGAACGCCTGCTGCCAGGCGAAGATCAGGTTCTTGTAGTGGGTGGCGTTGAGCTCGGCGTCCTCGCCCGGCTTCGACGGCTTGAAGCAGTCCTCGTCGGTGGAGATCTCGTAGGCCAGGATGTCGGCCATCTCCTGCACCTTGGCGAAGTAGATGTCGGTGTACCGGCCGAGGTCGCCGAAGGTGACGCCGGGGTACTGGCCGACGATACCGGTAGCCCACTTCATGGTGACCTTGCGGTTGGCGTCGAGGTTCCCTCGCTTGAGGATCTCGGTCCACACCTCGAGCAGCGTGTGGTACTCCATCTCAGGCGCCGCTTCACCGGAGAGCGCCGCGAGGTCGGCCAGGTCCCGTTCGGTCAGGCCGTCGGTGGGCTCTTCGATGAACTCGGTGGGCTGGGTCTCGCTCATGGTCACACCTTCCCCTGCAGCTGAAGCTGCCGGAACTCTGTCTGGATGGCACGGATGGTCGTACGGACGTCGTAGCAGAGGACGTTCTCCACGTACATCCTCTTGATCTCGGTCGGCACCAGCTCGGAGCCGCCGTAGTAGTTCTGGACCTCGAACAGGTCGAAGCCCTGCACCCCGTTGTAGGTGTGCACGCGGAACGGGAATCGCGGGTCCTTGTAGATCCCGACCTGGTAGGACGGGAGCGTGATCTTGATCTGGGCCGGCACTCCCACGCGGTCGCCCGCGATCTCGAACGACTCGGTGAAGTCACCGGCCTTCACGGTCTTCGTCTGCGTCCCGGTGTCGGTGTACTGCAGCACCCGGCGGCCTCGCGGCTTCGGGTACGCGGGCTTCAGGACTTCCTCCTGGTACCAGATGCGGCCGTGCTCGTCGGTGCGGATCGGCTCGTCACCCTGGGTGTTGAGCCGCTGGCCGGCCAATTCGTCGGGATTCTTCTCCTGCACCGGCGGCGCTACGGCCCGAGGCCGGGACTGCGGCACGGGGACGTCGGCCAGTGCGGCGTCGATGTCGATGACCGGCGGCGGCGGAGCCACCTCGTCGGGTTCGTCTGCCGCCGGCGGCGCGGCGTCGGGATCCAGCCCGAGACCGAGCTGAAGGTTCTTGAACCCTTCGGCCAGCTCCTCAGTGCTGTACTCGCGGTAGTGCTTGGTGAACTCCACCCCCGCCTTCTTCAGCGCCTGGTAGTAGGCGGACTTGTCGCTCTGGCTCATTGCGCTCCTCGTAGGTAGGCATCGGCGGGGATGCGCGTGAACAGTAACAGTCGAAGCCCCGGCACCGGGTGGAGGCTGGATTCGACACGCGGTCACGATGTAGTCACCCCCCGAGGTGACTACAAAAATCCCACTGCCTGCGCGGGTTTTGGACGTTGTAGTCATGTAGTCACCCCAACTCCGGAAACTTTTCTGAGAGCCTCATCTAAAGTTTCCCGGTTTTGGGTGACTACATGACTACATGTGAGATCCCACCCCGTGCCGGGTGCCTGACGAAAGATCCTCC